GCTGACGTAGAGGTTATACTGCCCCTCGACGTCGCCGTTGCGAACGAGCGCAGGCGTGATCTGGGTGCGCAGCCGTGTTTTGCGAATGTAATGCTCCAGCAGCGCCATCAGGTCGTAGGGCTTGTCGTCCGACGAGATGACGTCGATGTTGCGCCCCGAGCGTGGGAAAACCTGGTTCACAAATCGCGTAACGCGCGCCTCGATCGCCTGCTTGACGATCGGCAGGTAGACCGTGTGGTTGCCGGCGTAGGACTGCTTGCCGCCGATCACCTGATCGTAGACATCCCAGTAGTCCATCTGGTCGTTGTCGCGCTCCCACTGGTTCTCGAAGCCTTTGGCCGCATCCTTGGCGGCATCACGGACCTGCTCCATGAGCTTCTCGTTGCCCAGCAGTTCGTCGTCGCGGTTCTCGACCGCGTCCTCGCGCTCCTTGTCGGAGGGCTCGTCATCGTCTCGCTGTTCGGGATTTCCGCGTGCGCGGTCACGGGGCTCGTCTTCGCCCACGACTTTAAGATCAGGCTTTTTGCTCTTGGACTTTTTAGCCACGATGACTCGCCCGCGCCGACAGGTAGCGTCGACCCTGGGCGTCAATAGCATAATTTGCCTTGTCCTCGCCATCCCTTTCTACAGCAACCGCAGACACCGCTATAAAACTCTCCAGCCCCTCCATCAGGGTTTTATAGGGACCGTCGTCGGCCGTGCCCACCACCTCGCGCGCCTTGGCCGATATGGACCGAGCGTAGCCTCCCGAGAACGCGTTGATCACCCAGCGCGCTTTACTGCTCACGATCAGCGCCGGCTCACCGTGGGTCAGGGTCTCCAGCTTCTTCCGCAACTCCGCGCGACCGTTGGCAGGGTCGCCGCCCATGCTCAGACGGCGCTTGGCCTTGCGAACGGCGGCCTGAAGGCCAATCGTGTCATAGCCCTGCCAGTGATTAGGCGGCGCGTACACGGTAAGCTGCCCAGTGACGAGACGGTCTGTCTCGGCGAATATGTCGGCAACGGTGTTGCCTGGATCGCCCTCACGAACGAAGTCAGCGCACAGACGTAGCCCCGTCCCCGAAACCTGCACCACGACGCCCGTTGTGTACTGTCGTGTCGCGTTGAGAACCATGTAAGCGCCTCTCTGTCGCAGTAGCGGAATATCCTCCTGGACATTTTTACTCGTGAAGTTTTCATAGATCGGAAGCCCCGGTCGCATCCGCAGCGCGTACGCCAGCGCGTTTGGGACGTCTATCCGCCCAGTAGGAAATGAGAGCATCTGCTGCTTCAGCACCGGCAAGTCTTTGGCAAACGTTACATCCCCAGCAGAAAAGAACGGCTGCAAGCCACGTATGAAAGACAGCTTCCCGGCAGGCGCCTTGTAGCCCTTCACCGGCAAGATCACCTGTTGCCGCGTCTGCTCGCTGCGCAGCGGCTGCATCATGAACTCCTCCAGCCCGTCGCGCTCCACCCCGATCTCGATAGGCCCGTAGCTCCACCACGTCGCAAACATGTCCTCGATGATCTTGTCCGGCATCCATAGCTGGCCCTCCCCCTCCCACACGATCAGCTTGTTGCCCACCCACGAGAACACCACCTTGCCGGTGTGCGCGCTCGACGCCTTGACGGTGCGGGCGGGGTCGTAGAACGCGAACGTCGGCTCCCAGCGGCGGACCTGCGGGACGACCTTGATGATCTCGCTGGTGAACACGCGGGTCGAGGGATCGACGGCTTCGACCATGTACTCCTGCTGGTACTCGTTCAACATCCCCGCTGAAGTGTACTCCTGCTTCACCCGGTCGATGTCTTCGAGCGGGAACCGAGTCGGCCAAGTCGGGCTTCGCTCGCCTTCTGTCGAGATAAATTCCACCGGATATTGTCTGACATCCCAGCCACCGCTTTTACGAAGGCGCACGGCAAGACAGTCGGGATCAAGCATATTCGCGAGCATCCTGACCTTGGCGCGCGGTGCCAGCGCTGGCAGGAGAGTTCGCATAAGCCATCGCTGGGTCTTTTCACGCTGGTCGGGGGAACTGACACTCTCTTCATCCTCCAGATCGTCGAGCAGGCAGCCGTCCGGCCGCGCGTCGTTGTGCTTGACGCCGCGCAACGACTGGCCCCGCCCGAAGGCCTGTATCACCACTCCGTTCGCGAGAACGATCTTGTCCTCGTTCCACACCGGCCCGTGCTGCGAGCCGAACAGCGCGTCGATGTGCTCGTTGAAGTCGAGCTCGTGCTTGATCGCCGACAGGCGCTCGGCGGCGCGGGTGAAGGACTCGCCGACGATGATGAAGTTCGAGAACCGCTGGAACAGGGCATCGATGCAGATGTACTCCTCCGCGATCGTGCTCTTGCCGGCACCGCGAAACGCCAGTTCGAGGACGCGGGTCGAGGGGCCGTGCAGGTCGTCGATGATCTCGTAATGAAACTCGGGCGTGTCGTCGGGATGACGATGGGAGAAGAGAACCTGATGCGCGAGGCGGTTGTCCTGCCCCAGCCGCACCAGGGCCTCCTCGCGCTGGTCCTGGGGTTTGATCATTTCAGAATTTCTAAAAAGTACCTCGCACCGGGGCCGCCTGTCGAGCGGATCGTCAGCCCGTGCGGAGCCAGCTTGGTGCGGATGCTTTTCGCCATCACTGCGATCACGCTCGTGTACTCGGGGCCGCCGTCAAACCGATCAGCGTAGATTTTCTGCATGAGACCGGGGTTGGTGATCCCGGAACGTCCCGCCGCCTTGAGCGAGATATACATCTTCCGCTGCGTAGGCGTCAGCAGTGCCTCGACGTCATCACCCGGCAGCGGGTGCCCGCAGCACTCGCATATGCGGGGTTTATTCATGCAAACGCGTCCACCGCTGCCTTACGCATCCGGTCGCGCTGCATGTAAATCTGCGTAAATGCCTTGGGCACGTCGACGCTGCGGTCAGCCAGCGCGTTGCGCACGCAGTTCTTTATCTCCTCTTGGAACGCGTCGTCGATCGCGGCGAGTGCGAGGTTCCGGCTGGCGCTCGAAGCGAGGGGGTCGGTCAACCGTACCTCCCCTTGATGTTCTGGTGATAGTAACTCCCGGGCGAGCCCGCGTCGCGCAGGGCCTCGAAAATGTTTTGGGGGACGCGCTCGAAAGTGTAGGACTGCCCCGAGGTGAAGGTGATCTCCAGCTGCTCGCTCTCGGTGTCGTACTCGGCGAACGACAGCGCGGTGGACTGGAAGCGGGCGGAGAGTTGGGTCACCGCAGCGCTCCACCGGGAGCGAACAGCATCCACGGCAGCACGGCGCCGAACCAGAAGACCGCGTTGGCGATCAGCGCGCCAAGGAAGTACCTGCCGTCCTTCTCGCGAGACGTGTCATCAAGGTACGACATCATTTCAACGACGTTGTCGAAGGTCGCCTCGGGCGGCGATACATCAGCTTCTAAAATCCCGGCAACAAACTCTCGGTTCATCTTGACGTCCTCCATTTCCTAGAGCATGGTCGATTGTGTTAGGGTTGTCAAGTAGGGAGGGCGACGTGGCTCCATGGTCCATCAAGGAACAGACGGTAGGGCTGATAGGCGACATCAGCCTTGAATTCTACCTGTTCAACGAACGGCCCTATCTCGACCTGCGAACGCCGCGCGGTGACTTCAGGATACGGTTCAACGGCGCGGGTGAGATCGTGAGCATCTTGCCTCCCGCGCCGCGACCTGCTACCGAGTGATGGTCGGGGTTTCTATCCCGCCCCGGCACCTGTCGACGTAGATACCTCAACTCCCTGACTTGGCCCTCGGTATAAAAACCGGGGGTCTTTTGGTTTTGGGAGCGGGTCGAAGTATAAAAACTTGTGCCGAAAATTTGAAAATCTAAAAATTGTGCGGTATGAATGTGAGGGGATAAAATTCGAAAAAGCACCTGTCCGTCCCCCGCTATCCCAAGTTTAATATAAAAACCTCAACCGATCGGCCGGCGTATCGAGGGTCTGGCGCGACGTTTGTATAAAGGTTTATATTAAAACCGCTAAGTAAAGCATGGCAATCGTGACACTGCGACTTAGTAAATAGGGTGAGCACTACCCTGTAACCTGTTGATTGTGCTCCACAACTCCAATAGAGAAAGAAAACTAATATAACAAATTGATTTAAAAGGATATATATAGCTACGTTACAGCTTGACTTTACTTTTGTCCGAATGACAAAAGTCAACCTATGAAATATGGTCGCCTAGGTCCTGGAAACCGAAAAGCTTGCTAGTCTCACTGCCGCAGGCATAACCTCGCTATGCTAATATTATTTATAGTCCCATTACCTTGCCAAAACACGCGGTTTTAATATAAAAACCCTCCAATTTAAGCGCTAAAATGGCCCTCGACTTGACACCTGCACACGCCATATGTAAAGCCACACTTGACTTTTCGCTTGTCATCTGTCAAGCCGCACTTGTCAATTGACATGCAGGAGCAGAACATGGACGGTTTCGATCTAACCAAGTGGCGCAAAGGGTGCAAATTCACCCAAGGCGCGTTGGCGACAGCGCTGGGCGTGTCTCGCCAGACCGTCAACGCCTGGGAGGCCGGGAAAGGCATTCCTGGCGACCTGGAGCGCAGGCTGGCGGTATTGGACGCACACCTTTCAAAAAACGGCCCTGTGGGCTTGCCAAGCGATCTGCCGGTACCAAAATGGGTCAACCCCATGACCGCATCGCATCTGTACGACAGGCTCAAGACCGGCTATTGGGCGCGCAAGCCGAATCACCCTCTGGAGCTCCTGGGCGAAGGGATCCGCGACGCCGAGGGTTTTGTGCCCTGGGCCGTGCTCGCGAGCGACGAGTATCGCGCCGCGCTGGCGCGTACACAGTCGAGCGAGAAACTCCAGCGCCGCACACTGGCACCAGGCGTCCCTACGGACGAGGAGTTCGCACGCATCGACCCGGCCAAATGGAGCAAGTGAAATTTTTATATAAAAACCTCTTGACACCCTCTCAAACAAGAGTATCTTAACAACCATCGTAACCTAAACACAGGGGATTGACTATGCGACGACAGACAAAGAGATGGCTTGACGGGGATTGCCCGAAAGGCGTCCTCGCGATCTTTGACGATCCGCGCACTTGTGACCGCTACACGGTGTTTTACGTCGAGCCGGTGACTGACGACGGGGAATATTTTTCTTACGTCGGTATGAGTGGCGCGCCGTTCCATCCTCAGGGATTTGGGCAACACGGTGAGCTACGTGCGCACGAAGTCCGCATGTATCGGTACCAGAACAAGCGTTACGCGGCGCGCTGGTCCGACCTGCCGGAAGATTGCAAGCGACTGGTGCGCCAAGACCTTGCAGCCTGATCCCCCTTACCCCAAACCTTAACAGACAGGAGATAACGGATATGGCGAAAATCAAAATTCATCCCTCGATTACGTCCGACCGAATCACGGAAGCGGTGCAGCGCGGTCACAGTTCCCTCGATAACCCAGGGCTTTGCGTCATATGCGGCGCTGACGCCGACGGCTGCGAGCCTGACGCGCGGCGCTATGAATGCGAGGCGTGTGGTGAACGCGGTGTGTTTGGCGCGGAAGAATTGTTCTTGCGGCTATGCTGACCTTCTCCGCCTATATCCGCGCCAGGCGCCATGAGTTGGGCCTCACGCAAGCCCAACTCGCCAACCTGCTTGACGTTGACAAACAAAGCGTGTCAAACTGGGAGTGCGGGCGGAACGAGCCGTGGGGCCGATCGCGGGAGCGGATAACGGCGCTGCTGGGCCGGAGGCCGAGACGGCAGAGGGTTATCGAGAGGATACTGAGCGATGAATGCTTTTAATGAATCGCGCGCAGCAGTGATCAATGCCGTGCTCAAACGGGGACAACGCGTGCGCCACATGGATTACGGTCCTGCTACTATTACGAAGATCAAAAAAGACGGTACCATATGGATAAAAACCGATGACGGCACCGAAGGCACCGTAACTACGCTATGTCTGCGTCGGTTAGAGAAAACCCCATGACCCTCGAGGAAAAGATCGCAGGCGCAGCCGAGATCCTTCAGACCGAACTCGCCCGGCGCGGTACCGCCGTTACGCTGCCCGAGGCGGTCGCAATGGCACGCGTGCTGTACAACTTCTACACCGATCGCGTACAGGTCGCCAACGGCCTCCAGCCAGGCGACGTGGCCCAGAGGATGCGAGAAAGGTACGAACAGTCATGACCTCAGATCACAACCCCCCTTGCGCAGCGGAGACGGGCGGCGCTGTCGAGCTTCTGGCGTGTCCGTTTTGCGGTGGCGAAGCGGTTGATCGCAGAGAAATCGACGGCTTTCCCATGATCTATTGCGACGGGGAAGAATGCTTCGGCCCCCAAACTACGGCGCGCACCTTTCAAGATGCGCTAGTGCAGTGGAACACCCGCGCCCCTGTCGTCAGTTCACAGGCGGGGGAGGACGGTAAGTGAGCGACTTTTTCTTTTGGTCTGGCTTTGTTTCATGGGTCGTCGCGGGCGCGTGCGGGATATTTCTAGGACTGGATTGGTTGATTGATCGACTGGTCGAATCATTCTGGACGAAACGAATGTGGAAGTGGTGCGGCTGAAAGTGCCGCCGGGCGCGGGCTCGGCCAAGATCGATATCGTCGATGGAAAAACCTACCTGCT